ATATTTACTATCCGCTCGCGATCACAGAAAGGGACGCCAGGTACAAAACGTGGGTTATCTAGCCCACCTATGGCCAATGACCCGCATGAAAAAAATGTTGATCCAACCTATAGCCTTGAAGATCTTGCAGAGAAACTGCCTGAGGAATCTTAAGATAGCTGTCTAACGATATACGCAGAAACTGCTTTAAATTATTACGGGATTTTTAATTTTTTTTGTTCTTGTTGATATTTATGGGAAGCAGTATCCTTTAAACGAGTTTAAGAAGGTTTTTTTAAATGGGCAAAACATTGTATGAAGAAGCACTTATAGATGCAAAAGAATTGAAAGAGGCTGCTACACGTAATGCTCAAAATGCCATCATGGAAGCTGTTACTCCTAAGATTAAACAGTTAATCGAACAACAGCTTTTAGAAGATGACGAAGAATTACCAGCTGAAAAAAAATCTGATGAGGATGAGGATGATGACATTTTGCTCGATCTTGCAAAAGATAAAGGCCAAAGTGAGCTCGGCATCTCACTTCCTGATAAAGAAGGAAAAGTGACTTTGGACATGGACAAGTTCATTACTCATGAAGAAGAGGATGAAGATGAAAAAGAAGCTACGTCCATGCCAACAGACCAATCATTTGATGAACCATCTGATGAAGTAGGGCCCGAGGCTGAAACAGGCAAGGATGAATTACAACTTGATCATAACGCTGTTAGTGCGCTGACAAAACTATCACAGCTGAAGGAAAAAATGAACGAAAATAAGCTTAAAAAAATGGTGGATTCATTGTATAAAAATGCTAACAGCTGCAAAAAATCCGATGTAAATTCATTGCTAGGTAAAACCGAGCAGCTATATGAGGTATTACAAGAATCATTATCAGATTCAGCTGTAAGACAACAGCTTGAAGATCGCTTGGAAAAATGTTATGAAGCTCTTAAACAAACAAAGGAAAACAACCCCCCCCAAAAGGAGAACACGATGCTGAATGAACAAGATTTGATGGTCGCGGTCTCTCTCCCCGATGAAGTTGAGGTCGACCCTGCAGAAGTTGATGTCAGCGTTGTTGAGGTTGAGGCCGAAGTAGATGTAGAGGAAGTCGGTGAAGAAGGTGAAGAAGATGAAGGTGAAGAAGTTGAAGTTGACGATGACACAGTCGAACTTGATCTCGCCGCATGGCTTCACGAAACAGACGACAGCGGAGAAGACCCCGACGCCGACGAGGAGCCTCTTAAGGAAGAAGAAGTCGACGAAATGTACGAGCTTAATAAGCTTTCGGATAACACGATTATCGAAATTTCTGATGTCGAGCTTAAGCATGAACTCGCGCGTATGAGAATGGTACGCGAAGGAACTGCTCCCCGTCGACAATCGCAACAAAAAACCCGTCCGGCTGCCAGCCGCCGACGCCGGCCTAGCGCTCGGCCAACTCGCAGGCAGCTTGCAGAAAAGCGGTTGCGAACCGTCACTCAAAATAAAAAACTGCAAGAGCGTAAAAACGTTCTTAATGAACTTCGCGAAAAGTTGACAGAAAGTGAACTGTTCAACGCGAAGCTGTTATTCACAAATAAACTCTTACAGAATGATGAAGTCACATCGAAGCAAAAGCTTATGGTCGCCGAAAGACTTGATGAAGCAAAGAGTTTGCGTGAAGTGAAATTAATCTATGACAGTCTCGTCGAGTTGTTGAAGGCACGAAAGCCTACCAACGAATCGGCGCGCCGTACAAAGAGGGTTCTCGGATCATCTTCGAGACCCACCCGCTCTTCGTCGGCGTCAAACCTTAATGAGTCTGTAGAAGCCCAGCGTTGGGCCAAGCTCGCGGGACTTAATGATAAGTAACGGATTCATAAAAGGAGATTTAAACAAACATGTCTAACAAGAAAAATTTTACACTTAATACACTGCTGGAAGGTATCCGCGATCGGCATGTGGGGCAAGAAAGTGCCGCACTGACCGAAAAGTGGAATCGTACCGGTCTGCTTCGTGGGATGAAAGATCCCCAGAAGCGCGAGACGATGGCGCGCCTTCTAGAAAACCAAGCTGCACAGCTGCTGCGAGAGGCAAACGCCTTGTCGACCGGTGGTGGGGCGCTTACATCTAGTGGTCAGGTCCGCGGGTTCAGCAATATTGCATTCCCGATTGTCCGGCGCGTGTTCGGCGGCTTAGTTGCTAATGAGCTCGTATCGGTCCAGGCAATGAGTCTTCCTTCTGGTCTACTCTTTTATCTGGATTATACCTACGGTTCTGCCGTTGGTATCGACGGTCCTGCTCTAGGTACAAGCGCATCGACAGCTAACACCTACGCCGTGGGTCAATCGATCTATGGTAACCCTGCTGGTAACGCCATTCAGACCGGCTCGTTAGCGGCTGGTGGTCAATATGACCTTGTTGGTACTGGTTATTCGCAGGTTCACTCGGGCTCGACAGCAGTAGCTAATAACACAGGTGGTACCCCCTCGGGTATTATTGGTGCATTTACATCAGGCTCCAATGCTTGGTCTGCGTTCGGACTCGCTTCGGGTGGTTCGCCTCTTGGTGGTATCGTTCAGTCTATCGCGGACTTTACAAGCTCCAATGCTCGCCAAGTAAGCTTTGATCCACAAATTGCAAAGGACCTTGATGAGGGTAATTTGCAGTTCACCTATGTGCATGTCAATGTAAGCGATCTTACAGCGGCAATTCCTACCGGTGACCCAAACTTAACAAGCCAAATTGCCGTGACTGCGCTCAGCACACAGGGTGATCTTACTGCTTGGGGTGCGGATTATCAGGCTGGCACTAGTGTGCTGAACCTACGTCGACATAATAAGCGTGGTAACTGGAATGAAAACACCAATACGTGGACCGACGCTCCATTGACGGGTGATGATATCCAGATGGTTATGATGCTTACTGGTACAACGGGACCGAACGTACTACCGGCATGGACAACCGCGGATGTTGCAATGGCTGAAAGTGATGCACTGAATGTTGGTGCAGATGGTTCTACACTCACGATTCCTTCGTTTGAATCGAACTTCGGATCGCCTCCCTCGGCGGCTATTCCGGAAATCGATATCAAGATCGACTCGATCGCTGTTACGGCAACAACCCGCAAGCTCCGTGCTCGCTGGTCGCCGGAACTCGCTCAGGACCTTAACGCCTATCACAGCCTTGACGCGGAAGTCGAGCTCACACAGATCCTTTCGGAGCAGATTGCTCTGGAAATCGACCGTGAGATTCTCGGTGACCTCCTCACACAGGCCAACGGTGCTAATATGTTCTGGTCGCGCGCTCCTGGTAAGATCCTGAACAAGCAAACCGGTAACCTGGTTGACAAGGCCACAACCCTGTCGCCCGGACCGGCATTCACAGGTACAGTCCGCGAATGGTATGAGACTCTTACAGAGACGATTATCGACGTGGCAAATACCATCCACCGCAAGACGCTTCGTGGAAGTGCCAACTTTGTTGTTACTGGCCCCGACGTCTGCACCCTCTTCGAGAATTCGCTTCTTTATAAGGCAAATCTCTCGATCGATGGTAGCGGCCAGGTTTCGTCGCCCTTCAGCTTAGGCGCCGAAAAGGTCGGTTCTCTTTCGAATCGCTTCACCGTCTACAAAGATCCTTACTTCCCGCGGAATAAGGTCCTTGTCGGCTATAAGGGTGGCAGCTATCTCGAAACCGGCTATGTGTATGCACCGTATGTTCCACTGATCGTCACCCCGACAATCTTCGGGCCGGATGACTTCACCCCGCGTAAGGGTGTGCTCACTCGGTACGGTAAAAAGATGGTTCGTAGCGACTTCTACGGAACAGTCACAATCCTGGATATGGACATTATCTAATAACTGTCTAAATCCACTCTATGAAAAGCGGGGCCTCTTTGAGGCTCCGTTTTTTTTGTCTTGGGTTTGGTATGACCTGACCATATATTTAATTGGTAGACAGTACCATGAAGAAAACACCCTTCAAGTGTCCCTACTGTAATAAAACGCTGGCTAACAATGATAGAACCATATCAGCGCATATGCTCTATGATCACGGTGGGCTAACAAAGCAGTCTAGAACAAATGTTACTAAAAAATATACCATCGAATGCCAAGAGTGCCAGCAGCTAACAGCTAATACTCAAAACTGCCTAGCGCTCCACTTAAAGAGCACTCATGACCTTGATTATATTTCTTATATTATTAAACACCAATATGATGGTCAGCACCCTATGT